TTATACGCTTTTAATCCAGGCAAAATATTTAAATTATTTTCCAAAACAGATGCGGTGTATACTCCGAAGAAATTACCCAATCCTGTTGGACAACAACAAGCAGCCCCTCCAGGCACGACATTACCAACAACACAAGTGGTGCAACCAGAAGATTTTGCGTTTCAATCTTTTACTTTAAATAAAATTAATGATCCTCAAGCTCCGAAAGCGGGCACACCCGAAGCATGGAGACAGTTTCTCTATGGCGGGGGTCAAGGCGGAAAAGTTCCTGAAGCCGAGATGTTGGATACAGGACTCGAACAATACTTAGATGATTATGCAAGATATTATCCCGATCAAAAAATTACCAAAGAACAACTCAATAATTATTATGAAATGTCTCCGATTGGTAATATTGAAATAAAAGTAAAGTCATCTCGTGATGCTGATTTTGCTCCACACAGTCCTTCGGCTCAAGATCCTGCTTACAAAGGGTATGTAGGAGGTGCAAGACACAGAGAAGCGGGTAGTCAACCTTTGGATAGAGTTGGTACTGATTATCGAGAAATCGTCGTTAAAGCAGGAGCTTTACCGGGTGATAAAAAACCTTTTGTGTCGAGTGGTCATTATGAAGAAGAAAACGTTTTAGGGTTTACTCGTGTTGCTGATTATCTTCAACCTAATGGTGGTAAGGTATCGGTTATTCAAGAAATGCAAACAGATATGTTAACCAAAGTTCGAAAAGAACAAGAGCGGTTAAATGCTTTATTAAAACGTATTGAAAATATTAAAGCCAATGCAGCCAGAGAAATACAAAGTGGAGATCCTTATCGAGAGGGAAGTGCAAATCGAGCTTTAGAAGCACTCAATGCTAAAGTTCCACCTGCTGTCGAAGAGGCATTAAGAAAACATAGTGATTTGATTAAACCGTTCCCGAATGAAGCCGCACGATCAAGTATTCCTGATTATCAAAAACAAATGATGGACTTACAAAAAAATATTGATGAAATTTTAGCTTCGGATCTTCAACAAAGTAAACCCGAGACTCCTTTTAGAATTCAAGACATTTCTCAACAACAACAAAAGATTTTAGATGGTCTTTTAGATTTAAATCGCTCCAGCGAATTAGAGAATATGTTAAAAAATGTTCAAGTGCCGGGAACAAGCGAAACAGAGTCATTACTTCAATATGGAACGGATCCCAATGTTCGAGACCTAGAAACAGGTGGTCGATATATGAGTTTAAAAAACTTAGAATTATTTCCACCGATTCCTTTTAACAAACAAGCGGACTATGTCGACTTATTACTCAAGTCTACAATTAAAGATGCTCAAGCAAGAGGAATTAATAAAGTAGCTATTTATCCACCTGACTTAGTTAATCAGCGTTGGGGAAAAAGTCCTGATAGTGATGCAGGTAAAAAGTTTAGAGACTTATATGGCAAAGTAGCCATTCAACAAATGAAAAATATTGCGAAGAAATATGGTGGTGATGCAAAAGTAGAAACTGTCTTAAACCCTAATGCCTCTGATCGAGGATTAACTTATTATAAAACAAATGTGGATGGTGAATATGAGTTCATGAAACAAGATCAACTAGCTCAAGGTTTAGAGCCTGAAGAAGCACAAATGTTTATTAATGAACAATTAAAAAGAAATGCAAATAGTTTAGGAGCTAATCAAGTAATTTATTCAAAAGAGATAGCACCAGGACAAACCATGGATTATTACGTCCAACCAAAGACTGTAACGGAAACAACGGATACAGGCGGAACTATTGATTTCGAAGATTTTGAACTTGTACCTTTAGGTCCTGGAGATGATCGAAATGCTGCTCAAGTTTTAATTGAAGAATATAACCCTCAAGAAGTACAAATGTTTACAATCACCCTAGATTCTGATAAAGCCAAAGGACCGATGTTTATGTTTAAGAAAAAATCTGGTGGAAGTATTGATAAAGATAGTTTAGTTTCTATAACAGATATATTTGGCGAATATGGTAGATAAATACGATAGCATACAAGACACTCCTTATGAAGCACGAGAACCAAAGGCATTAGGCCCTGGTGGTGTGGAAGAAGGAGATATTCAAGTTGAAGAAGTAGGAACAACAGTAGATTTAGAAAATGCGGGCGACCCTAACATAGAAATTATTGAAGATGGTTCTGCAATCATTGGTGAAGAAGATGTACCTGTAGCTTCAGGTTTTAATGCAAACTTAGCGGAAATTTTAGACGAAGGTTATTTAGGTTCTCTTGCTAATGAATTAATAGAAAAAGTAGAAAATGATAAATCCTCTCGTGAAGATTGGGAACAGTCTTACACTAAAGGTTTAGACTTACTAGGTTTTAAATATGAAGAACGCACAAGACCTTTTAGAGGTGCTGCAAGTGTTCATCATCCTGTCTTAGCTCAAGCTGTTACACAATTTCAAGCCATGGCTTATGTTGAACTTTTACCAAGTGATGGTCCTGTTCGAACACAAGTCGTTGGTGCTGTGAATGAACAAATTCAACAAGCGGCGGAACGTGTAAAAGAATATATGAACTATGAAATCACTCATGTCATGGAAGATTACAATCCAGAGATGGACCAATTATTATTTCAATTACCTCTATCAGGAAGTGCATTTAAAAAAGTTTATTATGATGAAAATCTACAAAGAGCAGCTTCTAAGTTTATTCCCGCAGAAGATGTAATTGTTCCTTATGGGGCATCTGATTTAGATAGTTGTGATCGAATTGCTCAAGTAGTGAAAATGTCAATGAATGACCTTCGCAAAAAACAAGTTTCAGGATTCTATCGAGATATTGCTTTACAACCTTACGATGGTGATGATGTTTCTGATATTCAAGAAAAAATGGATCGTATTGACGGAACGAATCCAACTAATTATCGAATGGACGACATGGCTGAGCTATTCGAAATGCATGTGGATTTAGATTTAGAAGGTTTTGAAGATATTAATCCTAGAAATGGTGAGCCTAGCGGAATTAAATTACCTTACGTTGTGACAATCGACAAAGGGTCAAATAAAGTTTTATCTATTTATCGAAACTATAATGAAAGTGATCCTTTAAAAAGAAAGAATGATTATTTTGTTCATTACAAGTTTTTACCCGGTCTAGGTTTTTATGGCTTTGGTTTAATTCACATGATTGGTGGATTGACTAGAACAGCTACCTCTGCTTTACGTCAGCTTTTAGATGCAGGTACTTTATCTAATTTACCAGCAGGTTATAAAGCAAGAGGACTTAGAATTCGTGATGATGATCAACCTTTACAACCTGGTGAATTTAGAGATGTCGATGCACCGAATGGAGTTATTCGTGAAGCATTAATGCCATTACCTTACAAAGGACCTGATGCTGTTCTCATGCAACTTTTAGGTTTCTGTGTGGATGCAGCAAAACAATTTGCAACTGTGGCTGATATGCAATTATCGGAAATAGGTAGTTCACAAACTCCTGTTGGTACAACCATGGCTTTAATGGAACGTGGCACCAAAGTGATGTCTGCTGTTCACAAAAGATTACACTATGCACAGAAAAAAGAATTCGAATTACTAGCTAAAATTTTCAAGATGGCATTACCACCTGTTTATCCTTTTAATGTTCAAGGTGGACCAAGACAAATCAAAGCAATTGACTTCGATGACAATATTGACATCTTACCGGTATCCGATCCAAACATTTTCTCAATGTCACAAAGAGTGACGTTGGCACAAAATCAATTACAACTTGCTCAAACCAATCCACAAATGCACAACTTACGTGAAGCATATCGAAGAATGTATATTGCTTTAGGTGTTAAAGACATTGAACAGATATTACCAATACCTCAACCACCCCAACCACAAGACCCAGCAATGGAACATAGTGTTGTTTTACGAGGAGCCCCTTTACAAGCATTCCCCCAACAGAACCATGAACTGCATATTAAAGCACATCGAACTTTTATGACTTCTGTTTTAGTTAAAGCTAACCCTATGGCGGTCATGAATTTAGTTTCACACATCAATCAACATGTATCTTTATTAGCAACTCAAACTGTTGATCAAGCAATGGTAGAAGAAGCAGAAAAATTACGTCAACAATTTGGTGAAAATGTACCACCAGAAGCAATTCAGGCTTTACAAATGCAAAGACAAACCGCAATTGACAATGAAATTGTTAAAATTACCGAACAAATGGTGCTTGAAGAACAAGAATCAATGCAAGATCAAAACATGGACCCTCTTGTAATGCTTAAACAACAAGAATTAGCGTTAAAACAAGCTGAACAAGAGACTGCTGCACAATTTAAAAACCTAAATCAAAACTTAAAAGAAGCACAATTTGATTATAAACAGGTTTTTGACTCACAAAAATTACAAAAAGATTACGATTTAGCTGAAATGAGAGCCAATGTAGCTCGGGAGAGAACTAATGCCCCTAACCAACAAGGGTAAAAAGATAAAAAAGTCTATGTCTAAGACTTATGGAGCTAAAAAAGGCGAAAAAGTGTTTTATGCTAGTATAAATAAAGGAAAAATTAAGGGAGCAGAGAAAAAATAATGTTATCTAAACTTTTAGGTGGATCTTTAGTTGATACTGTAGGAAAAGTTATTGATTCTGTGCACACTTCTGAGGAAGAAAAAGGTCAAATTAGAATTAAACTCCAAGAATTAGAGAACGAGATTAATTCCAAACAAATGGATATTAATTTAGCCGATGCTCAATCCACTGCTACAGGTATTGGTGGTATTATGCAACGATCTTGGAGACCATTAATAGGCATGAGTTGTGCTCTTGCCATTTTTTGGGAATATGTAGCCAAACAATTTATTATGTTTACTCTTGCTGCTTTTAGCATAGAACACGATCCCTTACCTGCGTTAGATATGGGTGTCTTAATGCCTTTAGTCATGGCTCTTTTAGGTATGGCAGGTATAAGATCATTTGAAAAAGTTAAGAAACTTACCAAATGAAAAAAAAATCTAAAAAACTTACAACGACAATCCCACCAAAGAAAGGTCCTGTGTCACAAGGGTTGAAAAATACTTCCAAAAAGATACAAATAGTTAAGATAACTAAATAAGGATTCTTAACATGAAACATACGTATTTTAAAATACCAG